TCTAGAGAAGATAGAGATGGATGGTACCTTTAACCAAGATGCTGTTGCTGAGCGTGTGCGACAGTTCACCGCTATACCTGAGATGCAAATATACTCATATGACCTTACTGCTGCAACTGATCGATTACCTATATCATTACAGGAACGTATACTAACCGTCTTACTAGGACCTTCGCTAGCCAAGAATTGGACTAGGATATTGATTAACCGTGATTATTACACAGTAGATGGTAAGCCATTACGTTATGGAGCAGGTCAACCCATGGGGGCAAAATCCTCATGGGCAATGTTCACTTTAGCTCATCATGTTATCGTTCAGGCAGCTGCCAACATGGCTGGTGCGGCCCCTTACGTCGATTATGGGATGGTAGGGGATGACGTGTCTATGTGTGGATCTTCTGTAGCATCCAACTACCGTATGATTATGGATTATTACGGTGTGTCAATCAATATGAGCAAATCCATTGTTCCTTTTGCGGGTGCACGACCGGCTGCGGAGTTGTGCAAACGAGTCTTCATTGAGGGAGTCGAGATTTCTACGTTACCAGTGAAGCTGATAGCTAAGACCGTTGCGAACGGTAGATTAGCTCCTCAACTTCAGAATCATGTCTCTTCTAGACTAACTGGAGGTCCAGACAAAGCCCTGCTTACCTGGATCGGTGGTTTAATTGACATCGAGTCTTTTGAGTTCCTTACCATTCTTAACATGCTTCCACGTGATGTTAGTGGTATACTACATCCACAACTAGACACCTTCACCGAGGCGAAGCTGAAGGTCTGGTTCCCGGACACGAAAGTGTCTCTGGATCAGATCAAAGAGGCATATACTTACGTCGCAGTTGTTGAGCAGCTGAAACGTTTAGATAACCTTCTGCGACAGACACAGATCATTACAGCAGCCATAGAGACGAACGCATTCGGTTACCATGTGCAACAGATAGGTGATCTAGGATGGATGTACGATGATCCTAACTTCCCAGTGTCGAAGATAGCGGCATCAATGCCGAAATTCAACGCAACCCACCCTATTGTCAGGGCTAGTGTATCAGAGGTAGATCGGATCGGTGATCTTTTGGCTGGGCTTCGTACTGGGAATCGTGACCTAACTGCACAGGCTAGACGTCGTTTACTGGATATGTTCCGGAACGCGTTAACTGATGCATGGTCTGATGCACAGGCAGCTAGAGGTCAGGGGGAGAGATCACTTGTTCAACGTGCGTTGACAACTCTGGTTGACATCTGTAACTATCGATTACCTGTTCGTGACGAGCGAGGTAATATCGTTAGACAGGGTCATACACTTTCATTCACTGTTATGCTTTCATACCTTAACCGACTATGGCATGTCGACTGGAGACTTGGTTCTCCAGTTCAGATCAATGCCGTGAAGTCGAAGGTCCTTGCCAATCCGGCTGAGTCTACAACTCGTCTCAATTCTATTATCAGTAACCTATCGGTAGTGTCTAGATTTGCTCCGCAGCGTAGATCTAACACTGTTGAACGGCCTGCCACATCTACGGTAACCCGTAGTGTGAATCCACATTTAGCTCCGTTAACATCTTCTTCTTAAAATTCCCCCCTTGCACAAGCTGGCAAGGGTAAAATAATAACTACTGGAGCAAGAAGATTATCAGCTGTACAATCATATCTATAAGACCGCAGAACCTTATAGAAAACATTTTATAACATCTATTAATATATTCTCTGTGCTTTACTTCGCCGTACAGGTACAGACCTTAAATGGGAAAACATTACTCCTTAATTTACCCCAGTCATAGTGGGGGTACGGCACCGGGACACCTGGAAGCTGCCGCGCTTCCAGGCCGACTGGTCATCGGTCGAATGGGCATCTCTCCAATACTGCGGTACACTTCAGTGAGAGCACTTTCATATAAGAGAGTGGCTCAGCGGCAAAAGACTCAAGTGATCCCCTGACCAGGGTGAAACGCGAGTTTGTTCCATCTTTCTTCTAAATAGCTAGCACCTAACAGTATCACCGTTTGTTCCTTTATGTTACCGTGCCAAGTCCCTTTGTTTACCTTTGTCCGAGAATACTGTCCCTATAGGTACTGTGATGGTTTATAGGGCTTCCAAGAATCATCGACAGGTCTACGAGGATGTCGTTAGTCTTACACCTAACTAAGGTAGTAGAATCTCATGGTTTATTTACTATTAACCATCAATTACCTAGAATCAGCAGGTTTCCATACAATAACTGACTCTATTTGGTTCCTATGTTCGCTATGGTTCTAATGTGCAACATCTTCTAACTAAGATTATGGTTTATCTGATCCAATACCGGTAATTACTTGACTATAGTTTGTGAGGGCCTGAAAAGGAGGTAGCATTTGATGTCGGGTATCGGTGGAGGTGAAGTACGTTTCCATACCCTTAGTTGTCCCTTCTAAACTGCCCCCCGACATGAGTACGGCCGGGTAACCGGAATGCTTTAAATGTAGCGACTAAGAAGCAAGCCACCGCAATTATCTCGATGAGAAAGTTAATACCTTTCCTGAACTCTCCTGTAGCACCTCCTAAACAGAGTACTCAGAAGAGATTTGAGTCCGTGTTTGCTTCATTAACACTGTTACTACAGTGTTGGGCTGCTATATTCGGTCAAGAATTAGCAGCACGTATGGGTTCTATTTATAACCGAGTTACTACCATGTTATATGGTGAGCCTTCGAAATTGAAGGCACAGTTCGCTCTTTGGCGTTCATTCTATATCAACTATCTTAGATCCTCATACGATGAGGCAATGTTACATACCACTTCTGAGTTTCCCGTGAAATGGGAGGGCTACGTTCAGTCATTGGCTGAATTGAGAGACCAGTACAAATCACGATTATCTTCTGAGATGCTGCAGTTCTATGACTCCATAGTATTCGCATTCCTATCTTTTGATCGACTGATGTCCTTTGAGGTTCCGGCCAACCATAACTCTATCACTGAGCCTCCACGTGAGCCCCGTCCTGATCAGGAGGGTGAACTCCATAACCTAGGTGACCATTTGGAATCTTTAGGTATTACTCCAGCGGAGTTCAAACGTGTTTATCGTGAGAAAGCACGTGCTCAAGCTCATATTATCTTCTCTTCTTCTGGCCCGAATGGTCCGGCCTCTTGGACTGCCCATACAGATGCTAAAGCCATACTTGGTGATTCAGGTCTTTATGCTGCGCTTCAGGCGTTTGCGGAGGAATCTGGAATGCAACGTTTCATACAGGATCTTCTTGGTACCGTCTCATTACCATCTTATGATAACAGAGGTGATCACTTAGTTAGAACCGCCCGTCTTCATTCATTTGAGGAATGGGGAGGTAAGACTCGTACAGTGGCTATCTTAGACTACTGGACTCAGCTAATACTGACACCATTACACGATACGATCTTCCATTTTCTAGAGAAGATAGAGATGGATGGTACCTTTAACCAAGATGCTGTTGCTGAGCGTGTGCGACAGTTCACCGCTATACCTGAGATGCAAATATACTCATATGACCTTACTGCTGCAACTGATCGATTACCTATATCATTACA